GAGGGTGGGCCCTGGAGGGCACAAGCTTACCACAAAAATGTGGCAGAATTATGTCGCAAAAAGAAAAAAGTTCAGCGGCGCGCGTACCACGGAAATGTGTCAGAATTATGTTGTTAGGAAATAATCTTCAAGCTCGTCCCAGGACTCAAGCTTCAGGGCACAAGAGTCGAGCCCGTAGGCCGCAAGCTGGCGGATCGAGGAGCCTGGTGCCACGAATATTTCATAAAGTTTAGGAGAACGTGGATCGAGGGCCTTGGCCAAGATAAAGGTTCGTGTGGGATGTTTCACGTGAAACGCTATTTGGTGTGGTGAGAAGGTAATCTTTTTACTTTTTGTTACTTTCAGCTCGACTGTAAAAAATCCTGTCTTTTCAGTATAACCAACCAGATCTGGGAAGCCAAAAGACGCCCAAGATTCTACTCTTGTCCACGTAATGTTCGGTGTATGTTTCTTAACTTGTTGCCAAAGTTTGGATTCGTTTTTCAGAGTAAGTCACCTTACCGATATGGCTACCAATATCGCTGTCAAAAGTATGATAATTACGAGCAGCTCAAGAGCTAATATCGTGTGATACCAGATCCATCTTGTCTTATACGCATTGTCAACAGACAAATCTGCAGGGTCTGGGTCTTGTGCTATGTCAGTTTGTGGGTTCTGTTTCCACAATATGTTTATTGCTTTTTTAATCATTCAACTAGGATAACGCACCGGTACTTCTCTGCAGCATTGATAAGTTTATTTTCAATCAGTTTAATTTCTTTGATGTTAAACTCTTTTTGCATAGGATTCCTGCCATCTGGTAGGACCAACATAACACCAGCGTCAGCACCTTCAGGGCTTTTGCAAAAGTTCTGCAACACCTGCACAACCATTCTTGTATTGTAGTTTAGATAGCCAGTTCTTAATTGTTTTTCTGTGGGGTTTGCTAGATCTATTTTCTTCATCGTTTCTTTCCTTGTCCTCTATATCTTTTAAAGTTTCTGCGCTTGTGTTTGTTCTTGGGTCTTGATCGGACACTCTGACCAATGGATGTTCTCTTCTTTGGCCCAGCTATGTGCTCTACAAATAATTTACTCTTCCTTGCCAAGTGTGTATTCTCCCTCTATCAAAGTTTTATTTTCATCGTAGATCCGCTTCATCTTTGCCTCAAGCTCCTCTATTGACATGTCTTCTAGCTTGCCTGTTCTAATTATTTTCTGCTCGATGTAGAGTCCTGCTGCTTTACCTCTCGCAACCTCCGCATTTGTAGCTGCTGAGAAAGCTCCCTTTGCAAGAGCTTCTTGGCGTATACGACCGAGTTCTGTGATGTGTTTCTCAAAAGTGATCTCATATTTTTTCTGTATCTCTTCTCTGAGTTCACCGATGTACTTGACAACGAGTGGGTATTTGTTTGCGTTACGAAGTTCAGACGCTCGCACATGTGCAGAGCCCTCTGCATAGCCTGCTTCCAAAGCACATTCAGTTGGTGTTTTACGTCCTTCATTGTAGACCAATAACTCCGCAAATTTCTTTTGTTGTTCTGATAATTGTTTGGGTAAACCCATGGCGTAAAGATAAGTTAATTTACTGATAATTACAAGTCTATTCTATGATCTTTTTAATCTTAAGTCGGCCCATGTCTTCGTAGAGAGATGCCGTAACCTCACGACACTGCATGTATATTCCATCTTGTTCCTCACCTATGTTGCGTGAGATAATACGTTTCTGCTTAAGACAGTCGCTCAAACCCTCAGTTGGCACCATCTCTATGGTTGCACCATTTTGTATCATAAGTATTGCAAAAACAACTTTAATGGTTTCCATTTTGTTTTGACTCCAAGTCTATTAGTCTTTCCTCGTGAAACTGTATCACCATGTCATTTTTTAGTATCATTGGTATTTCTGCTTCCATCTGTTCTTTTAACTTATCTACGTTCTCTCCAAGATATTCAACCAACATGTAGAGCTCTTGGACTTGTGGACTGACCATGGCGCCTTTGGGGACGCCGTCAATAAAAGTATTGGCTGCTTCTAAATCTTTTTCCATCAACTGTAGTTTTGTTTCAATATTATTTAAGCGCTCAATTATAGAGAAATAGCTCATAGTGCCTACTGCAACTGCAGCTAGGATGGCTAAAAGGTTGCGAGCCGGGAGTGAGATGGAAGTGCTGTCCGAGAGTTTCATTACAATAACGGATTATCTAGTGACGCTTTCAACTCTTCTAGTTTTGCATCAAGGAACTTAATAGCTGCATCGTTTATCTTAGCGTCTGCTTTAACAGCCTCTATTGCTTTGATTAAAGTTTCTATCTTTTCATTCGTAGTTGATAGATCAACTGTTTCATTGATTACAAACTCTTGGTTTTCTAGCTGTGCGATACGATTGTTGAACTCACCCCAAGCCATGAAGCCACCGCCGATAGCACCAATGACACCAAGTAGCGCAGCGTAGGATGATAATTTACTGAACATTTCTTGCATTTAATAACTCCATAAGATTTCTATATGCATCGCTGGTTTTCTTCTTGTACTCTTGCATCTTTATCTGATGCTTTACCACAGGATCCGTGCCTGCAATGCTTGGTTGTGTAGCATATATTGTTTTATCATAGCTTGCAAGACTGGCCTGCAGGAAGAACGCTGGGTCTCCACTGGGCAGTTGTCTAGTGTCAAACAAAGCTGTATTTGTATTGAAATAACTAGAAATATCGGCTTGTGTAGACGTCATCTCACGAGATACAACCTCGTTGATTACATCGAGTGTCACACTAACTCTTTGCATTTCGTTCTTTATCTTGCTTTGTATTGCTTTCTCTATAGCTGCAACTTTTATATCTAAATCAACTTCCACATCTGAGCTAGGTTGTTCTTGAGCTGGCTCCTGGACTGTCTCTTCTTGTTGGGCAATCTCTGCTGTCGGTGCCGGTTCGTCTGTAACAACTTCTTCGCTACTGGGTTGCTCTGTAATTTCTTCACTTACAATCTCCTCTTCAATTGGTTCTTCTTTTATTTCCTCCATCACAGGTTTCTCTTCAATGGGTTCAGGTTCTATTTCCATTACAACTTCCTCAAAGACCTCTTCAATAAACTCTTCTTGCATCTCTTCGGTAAATTCTTCTGCAAACATTTCCTCCATAACTATGTCTTCCATGTACACCTCCTCCACCGGAGGCAGCTCCTCAAACATTTCCAATGGTGGCAGCTCATCAAAAAACTCTACATTAGAGTCATTCCAATCTAAGTCCTCCACAAACACAGTCTCGACTGGAACAAATTCTTCCATGACAATTTCTTCGTAATAGTCATCTTCAAAAAAAAATTCAGTAGGCATCAAATCGTATATTTCTTCTATCTCTACCTCCTCTTCAAACTCAAATACAGGATTGAACGTGTATTCAATTTCTGGTGGTGGCTCCGTAAATATGTCTTCTGGTATGGTAAACTCTATGAGCTCAAATTGTTCTAGTTGTTCTTGTACCTCCTCTATCTCTTCTTGGCCTGGGCAGGTTGGTGGGTTCTTCTGCCAACAATAAACAACACTAGTAGACGTTGTGCTTGACAATGTATTGTAATCAACAGTGACCACTGGGTCCCGCACATCCACTCCTGCGTGCCCACCGTTGTAGTTTTGGTTGCCTTGTATATCAAAACTAAATCTTACAGTAAGTGTGCCGTGTTGGTTTTGTGCGTCTGGTGCAAGTGTAAGTTGATTAGAATATGGATTGGTTTGGTAGTTGTGGTTTGTTGTATCGTAAAACGTTGTGCTCTGTGTTGTCGTATCGACACCATTGGTTGCGGTTTGTGTAAGTGTGACTGTTGACTCGACAGGATTCCACCATCGTATCTGTGCACCAAAGGTAGATGTAAAGCCTAACTGTAACTCTTCTAAAGATAGGTGGTCCTCAGAATTAATTGTTGTTTCTGCATACTTGCCGTGTTTGCCAGTCAACCAGGTTGACTCGTTGATGTCAGAGCTGTCTGGATACATAGTTCCAACCCAACTACCATCATTAAAAGATTGTGATACTAAATTACCAGTGGTTGCAGGATTACCAGATGTAATGGTTGTGATAGTTGTAGTGTCACCTACGTTAGGTGTATCTTCTAATATTACCTCTGTTGCTTTACTGGCGGAGAATGTTAGTAGGCTCGCCGTTGCTATCAAGTATATACTTTTCTTTAGCATCCATATCCTCCAATATTTCATTGTCTACTTTCTCCATGTATCTTAGAGCTGATACATACTCTTCATAGTCTGGTCTTTGTTGATCATACTTATTCCATTCATCGAGTGCTTCATCACCAATCTTACCGTTAAATGGGCATGGAGTTCCGGCGTGTGCCATTGCAGAAAACACCCTGCTGTCTTGACAGAGTATGGATACAGCTGCAACTTTCATGTTAAAGTCAAATAATAATTTAGATAGTTTCATTCTTTCACAGTTCATATCACGCTTGGTGATACCGATGCTGCCGCCAATTAGTGGCTTTTGAATACCTAGTCCTACACCAACAGTACAAAGATCTTGTGACATTGCAGAGATACCTGGAGCTGATGCTGATGGCACAGTTCTAGTGTCACCTGTGTAGCTGTTGTTATTGTTTGTTGTAGAATTGTTTGTGGTTGTAGATGATGATGAGCCTGATTGATAGTTTGTAGTCGCTTCACTGTGATAACCACCAGTGATTGCAGTGTTCGTAGCTGATGATCCTGTTGTGGATTGTGTGTTAGTTGTAGCACCCGCACCTGTGACGTCAGCAACAGCTGAATTCATCAGAGCTGAAAAAGCCCACAACATTATTAAGGTTAATCCTGTAGCAATAATTATATTTTTTAACACTTCCACCTTCTCCTAGCCTGTCTGAGTCTAGAATTAGGATTTTTAGCAGCTTTTGGAAATTTTTTCATTTGCCCTGCACTACGAGCACAAAAAGATTTGCGCCTCTTTGCAGCCTTGCTACCTGGTTTAACTTTGCCTGTAACTGCTGTCTTTAGTTTAGAT